TTGCTTTACAAGAACCCGAATGGCCGCATCAAAATCAACCTTGATCACGACGATGCAGCATGGATCGAGGAGCCGGTCGTCGTGCGGTTTCTGGCTTATAATTCCGACGACGGGGATTTGCTGTTTTGCCAGAACCTGATGTTTTTCGGATTGTCAGCGGACGGCCGCTTCTATACCGGCCAGCACGCGATACTGGATGACGGCACCAAATTCGATGACATGGAGCTGATGGCGCGCGGTCGGCATATGGCCGCAGCACTGGCGCTTATTAACACGCCGCGCATCATCGGGCGCCGCCAGCACATGCCCCACCAAGGCATGCAGAGGAAGATCGCGGCGGGCAAGAAGATGGTGGGCAAGTTCCCGCTCAAGGCGTGGACTGAGATCAAGCTGGAGGTCATGCCGCCGGTGATTGATGGTGGCCAGCATGAGGCGCGGCTGACCGGGGGCAAGGCGCTGCATTTCTGCCGGGCGCATCTGCGGATCAGGATGGGGCATCTGGAACGGGTCAGCGCGCATTGGCGTGGCGATCCCTCCCTGGGCATCAAGCAGACCCGTTACAGCGTGATACCGCCCCGGCAGCACCACGTTGCTAAGGAGCATACGACATGAGCGGCATGAACGGGCTACCGCCGGGGATGCCGCCTGGCATGGGTCCGATGATACCCACGGGGCCGAACATTCCGCCGGGTCTAGGGGGCAATCCGAGCCTTCCCATGCAGGGCGGGCTGCTCGCGCCGTCATCGCAGTCGTTTCCGCCGCCGATGCCGCAGATACCGGGGCTGGTGCCGCCCGGCATGCGCCCGCAGCCGATGACGCTTGGCCAGGAGCAGGTGCAGATGTTCCTGCATCCGCCGAAGGATGACAGCCCACCCGAGGACACTGATGATCAACTGCCGCTGGGGCTGCGGAAGTATGCGGCGGGGCTGCGGCCTGCGGTAAAGCCCGAGGGTGCGGCGTGGCAGCAGGAGCTTATCTTTGAGCGGCTGGGCAAGTCGGACGTCGAGATAGCCGAAATTGCGCGGTATTATTTCAAGATAGCGGAGAATTACGACACGTATTTGAGCCGCGAGCGGATAACCGCATCGCAGTATTACGCCGGGCGGCCGTTTGGGGATGAGGCCAGCGGGCGGTCCCAAATTGTTATGACGGTCGTTCGGGACACGATCAGGCAGACGTTGCCGTCATTGCTGCGGCTGTTCACTGCGGTCGAGGATCCGGTGTCGTTTGAGCCGATATCCTCTGAGATCACGGGCGATGACAAGTTGGCCACGACCCTCGCCCGGCAGGCAACGGACTATTGCCGGTGGGCATTGTTCACGGCGAACAAGGGATGGCAGGTGCTGCATGATTGCCTGCTCGATGCGCTGACGCGGAAGGCGGGGTGGGTCAGATGGCATTGGGGGGCCAAGCGCGAACTACGCACCGAGGTCTGCGAGGGGCTGCTGCTGCCGCAACTGCAACTGCTGCTGTCCGAGCCGGGGATCGAAGCCCAACGGATCGTGCGGCGCCCGATGCTGAAGTCTGAACTGGATGCGTTCAGCAAAACCCCGAATGGCAAGATGTATCTCAGCCAGGGCGGGAGTGCCGAATACTGGAGCGCCACCATCACCCGATCGACCCAGCAGGCGTGGCCGTTGGTCGAGGCGATACCGGCCGAGTGCGTCTGGGTGGTGGCCGATGCCAGCACGGTGGAGGATGCGCGGGCGATCTTCCATGTGCGGGACTGCACGGCGTCGGCGCTGATTGAGATGGGGCTGCCCGAGGACAAGGTGATGGCGCGGCATGACGCGCTGATGCGTCCGCAGCAGCGGATGGAGGCGATCGCCCGCAACCAGGCCACGGGCTACAATCTGCGGGGTGCGCCGCCGGCCGACCGCAGCATGGCGATGATCCGCTATGCCGAGGGCTGGATCAGGGCCGACACGGACGGGGATAACCGGGCCGAGCTCATTCATGTGCATCTGTTGGGTGATGCCCAGACCTTGGTGCAGTGGGATCGGGTGGACGAGATTCCGCTGGCCTGTTTCACGCCGTATCGGGAGCCAGGGCGGATTATCGGATCGTCGCAGGCCGACATGGTTATGGACCTGCAACGGGTCGAGAGCCGGGTGATGCGGGCGGTATTGGATAGCCTGGGGCAGAGCATGTTTCCAAGGACCACTATGGTCGTTGGGCAGGCGAATATGGCGGATGTCCGCCAGACGGCGATTGGATCGATTATTCGCGTGGCCCAGCAGGGCGCGGTCACGGAGCTGATCAAGCCATTCGCCGGCAAGGAGGCGCTGCCGGTGCTGGCGGTGCTGGAGAGCATCCGGGAGAGCCGGACGGGGATAACGAAGGCGTCGGCTGGGCTGACGGTTGATGAGTTGCAATCCACAGCGCCCATAGCCGTGTCACAGCAGTCGTCCGCCGCGCAGGACCGTCTCGATATGGTCGCCCGGACGCTGGCCGAGACAGGGCTGGCCCCGCTGTATCTGGGGCTGCTCAAGATGATGGCGCGGCAACAGGATCGCCCGAATGTGGTGCGGATCAGGGGCGAGTGGATAGCCATAGACCCCCGCGCATTGGCGACGATGTGGGAGGCGAGCGTCAACGTCGGCGGCAAAGGCATGCCGCAGGAACGCCTGGCGATGCTCGGCTCCATTGCCCAGAAGCAGGAGCAGATCATGGCCATCGGCGGGCAGGACAACCCGCTGGCGGGGATACAGGAATACCGCACGACGCTGGCGCGGATGCTGGAGACGGTGGGCATTGCGGATGTGACCAGCTACTTCAAGGCGCTGCCGCCGGGGTTCCAGCCGCCGCCGCAACAGCCGCAGCCGAACGCGGATATGCTGCTGGCCGAGGTGCAGAAGGAAAAGACGGCCGCCGATGTGGAGAACGACCGGGCCGAGCAGCAGACCAAGCGGGCGGCGTTGTTGCTGGAGGACGATCGGGAAAGGGATAAATCCGCCCTGGATGCGTGGTCGAAGACGTGGGTGGCCGCCGCGCAGTTCGGCACCCCGGCGCCCGCGCTCACCGAGTTTCAAGACGCCATGCGCCGCGACGTGCCGACCATCAACCTGCTGGGGGATCTGCCGCCGCCGACCTCGGCTGCGCCTCCCGCGATCGGCCAGCAGCAGCAGCAGACCAAGCCGCAGCCGCCAGGGCCGCCGATGGGCATGCAACCGCCAGGCCCGCGCCCGCCCATGGCGCCGCAGATGCCGCCGCGCGCACCGGGGCCGCCGCCGGGACCTGATCCAGCCGTAGCGGCAATGGCGCGCAACGCGCTCGCCACCGGGCGGATGCCTAGCGCATACGGGCAGCTCACCCAGCGCGCGTCGGGCTTCCCGCTCAACGCCCCCGGCGGCCCGCCACTGCCACAGCCGGGGGGAGCGCCGCCGCAGTGACCCTGACCTCTGAGCAGATGATCCAGGCCGAGGCGGCGCGAGTCTCGGAAAAGATTGCGGCCATTATCTACAGGACGGTTCCTGGGGACATGACCGAAAGTGAACGCGTTACGCTGCCGATGCTACTACAGGAACGCCGCCAACTTTATCAGCAGCTTAGCCGGATTGAGGATAAGGCCCCATGACGCTAACCGCCGAACAGATGATCCAGGCCGAGGCCGCCAAGCGAATGCTCGCCGATGAGCACTTCACCCGCATTCTCAGCCGGATTGTGGAGGACGCGGCCGAAAAGGCGGTGTTTCTGGAAGACGAGCCGGCGCGTGAGGCCAACCGGCAACTGGTGCTGGCGATCAGCCGCATCAGGGGCGAGCTACAGGCCGACGCCGACGCGCCCGAGGCCGATAAGCAGGCAACCCAACTGGCGAGAGCAATGGAGTAGGGAACATGGCGAACAAGAAGACCACGATGGCGACAGGAACCGGCGTGTCGTCGCAGAAGGGCGGCAACAAGCCCGGCGGCGGCGGCCACGCGGGGCACGGCAAGGCACGCGGCGAGGCCAAGATGCCGGCGCCCGCCAAGACCACGCCCGCGCCGACGCGGAAACGCTGACATGGCCACCGGGTTGCTGGGCGGGCTGGATGATCCCACGCAGCAGATTCAGCCGGGCATGGGCGCGAGCCAATATGTGGCGAACCCCAACTTCACCGCCTCGCTCGCGCCGCCGCAAATGGTGGCCAACCCACGCCCCGGCTACGGCAACTGGCAGGCGCCGCAGCAACCGGCAACGGCCGGGCCGAGCATCGCGCAACCCAACCTCACGGGCGGCCTGACCCATGACGACGTGCAGAAGGCGCTGGGCATGCTCTACGGGCAGTTGGGAGGCGGGGTGGACTGGGTGAAATACACCGGCGGGGCGAATGGGCTGCTGGGGCAGGCGCCAACGGCGGCGGCAGGGGGACAACCTGGCGGCCAGCAACCCGGCGGCGGCGCGCAAACCCTGGTCGACGCCTACCAAGGCTTTAAGCAGTTCGACGACATCAACAAGCAGATCCAACAGGCCAAACAGCTATTCGACAACCCGGACGGCGGCTACCACGGCCGCGAGGGGGGCGGGATTGTCTAGAATGGGACAGAACCAATGAGCGAAACCACCGGCACGCCAGGCGGGCCTTCGGCACCGGCAACGGCACCAGCAGCACCCGCCGGACAACTGGGGATTACGCCGCCCAGCGCCCCGCCCGCTAGCTCACAGCCCGCCATCTCCGTCAGCGATGCCGCGCGGTTGCTCGGAAAGCAGCGG